CAACGGAAGGGGAAACATTGCAAGTGACGATACGTGCGCGTGAATAAGGAATCAGGGATGGTGGAGAGGGGATAGCAAGGGGGCAGTGATCAACGCCTTTCGGCATCAAAGATTTTTGCACTAGGCGCCTATGATGTGCCCGTATCGAATGACGGTGTGATCAACGCCTTTCGGCATCAAAGATTTTTGCACCCGCTGTCATGGGATTCATCCTCATGCGCGGGAGACCCCGGCCTTCAGGCCGGGGAGGGATAGCGCGGCGGCGCAAGCCGCCCTGTTCCCGCATCTCCTTTCTTCGAGATGGCTATCCTTGTCCACGAATATCCATACCCGTCTGCACGCTGGAGCAGTGTGCAAAATCGGTGATGGATGCCTTGTACCAGCCCGGTTGCGGACTGGATGTTGAAACTGCCGCTGGCGCGAATGGCCACCCGACCAACATACGTGCCCAACTTCCTGCCAGTCGTCACGACCGCACGCACCAGGTCCCCGGTCTGAAACCCGAATGCACTCTTGCTGCGGGTCAGGGATCCGCGTGGGAAGCCATGCCGGTTGAGCCGTGTGCGTTGATAGCTCCCGCGTCCTGTGCACTGGATGTTCAGCGTCGGAACCCGCCAGTTGGTAACAGCGTGGACTTCGCCCACACAGGCTGCATCCAGCGCATGCGCCTTTGGAAGGTTGAGCCGATGTCGGTTCCACTTCGTCCGCCCGCCCGTTCCAGTCTCGACCGGCAGGGCTGTGGCCGTCAGGCGGCGCCACAGTTCCCAGCGCGTGCTGTTGACGGCAGCCGCATCGCGCAACGGCGCTTCTCGCTGGGCCTCGATGCGGGCCAGTCGCTTCGGGTCCTTCGCCAGGAATTCGACAACATCCCGGTTGGCTTTGCGCTGGTTGCAAGGACGGCAGGCTAACGTGAGATTGCTCACGCGGTCACTTCCACCCTTTGAGCGCGGATGAATGTGGTCGATCTCCAGCGGCACGTTTTCTGCATCGCAGTAGGCACACTTGCGGCCCCACTTTTCCAGCAGGTACTCGCGCACCTCGTAGCCGAACAAAGTGCCCTGCTGATACTCCGTTCCCGAAATTTCGGGATGTTGCATCGCCTGCGTATCAAAGCGCGCCAGTTCCTGCGAGATTGCGGTCACAGGTGCCCAGCGGCACAGCCGCCGCACCCAAGACATAATCGTGTCCACGCGGTGTTGCAGGCTGGGCGGCAGCCACCCATTCCGCCGGGTTCGGTTATCGAGGCGGGGCTGGCGGTGGCGCAGATTCGCGCAGCGCCGACGCCGACGAAACGCCGCGCGCCGTCTGAGTGCAGCGCGGATCGCGTCCCCGCGGTGAACGAGCTCAGCCAGGAACAGCACGTGGGCGCTGCGCTGCACTTCGCCCGTGTCGGCGTCAACCTCTTCGCTTTCCCGAACCAGCGCCAGGCCCGTGGTCCTGCTTCCCGGGTCGATCTTGATCCGCACTGGTTGCACGACGGACGTTTCCACCGTCCGATCAACCAGACGGATCGTGAATGGCACGAGCCGATGTACCCGCGCGCGTTTGCGCTCAAGCAACAGCCGGGCCCGTTTTTCGGAACACGGCATCAGCGGCCGCTTCCGCTTGTCCAGGACAAACACTGCCAAGTCTGACTCCTCCTGTAACCGTCCCTTACGGGACTAGTGACGTGAGCCTTGCGGCCCATCTCCCCTCGGAAATGTCTGCAACCGGCTCCTTCCTTGCGGAAGCGATGAGAACCTTCGGCGCTTTACCTTTCGCCAGCATGATCCCCACCTTCCAGTGTCCGGGACTGAGGAAGCATCCCGGAGTGGGTCTTGACGACCTGTTGCAAACGTAGCGGGTTGGATACCGCTTTTCCTGGTCAACCGGCTTGCTCCCAAAACTCCGGCCTTGGGGCCGGGGTAGTTGACAAGCTCCGCCCTTTAGGGCGGGGTAGTTGACTCATGGCGGATAGTCGATGAGAACCTTCGGCGCTTTACCTTTCGCCAGCATGATCCCCACCTTCCAGTGTCCGGGACTGAGGAAGCATCCCGGAGTGGGTCTCAACGACCTGTTGCAGGTCTTAACGACCTGTTGCCAACGTAGCGGATTGGCTACCGCTTTCCCTGGTCAACCCGGCTTGCTCCCAAAACTCCGGCCTTTGGGCCGGGGTAGTGAACAAGCTCCGCCCTTCAGGACGGGGTAGTTGACTCCGCATCCTCCACAGTGTCGCCGCCCATGCGGTACTTGATGTCGCGGTACTTGATGTCGTAGTTGATGATGAAGTCCAATTCCTTTTCGGTAAAACCGTAGTGCCGGGCAAGGATGCGGTCGATTTCGTCGATGCCGATCGCGTTTGAGGTCTTGCGCAGCTTGTGCAGAAGGTTGCGGCGGATATTGGCAATACGAGCATAAATCTTATGAACTTTAACTTCGGCTTTCTTCCAGTTGTTACTGGAATTGACTTTGCGCTTTAAGGATTTCTGAGCTTTGCGCAAGGATTTCTGAGCTTTGCGCAAAGCGGTTTCGTGCTGCTTGAAGCTGTTGAGCGGGGAGGTGTTGAACGAGCCGTCCGGGAGAGTGGCAAAACGGGCAACGCCCAGATCGCCCCCAACCGCGTTGCCTTTGGGAATGGACGACTCGACTTCCCGCTCAGTCTGAATAGAAATGAACCACTTGCCGTCACTCAGGCTAACAGTGACGTTGCGCAAATCGCCCAGTACCTCCTGGCTGTTGTGGTAACACAGCCAACCGAGCTTGGGCAAAAAGATACGGCTGTTGGTCTGATCGAGCTTGATCTGCTTTGGATCAGGATAGCAGAAGCTGTTCAGCCTGGTCTTCTTCTTGAACTTCGGGAAGTCGGTGTGCCTGGCGAAAAAGTTGGCGCAAGCCCGTTCCAGGTCCTTGAGTTCTTGTTGCAACGGGTGAATCGGTACACGGGCCAGCCAAGCCATCTCTGTGCTCTTGCGCCACTCAGTGAGCAGCTTACACAGCTCGACATAGCCGAGTGTCTTCTCGCCACGCTCGTAGCGCTCCTTCTGCAAGGCCAATGCCTTGTTGTAGATGAACCGGCAAGCGCCAGCAAAGCAGCGCATCTGCCGCTCCTGCTGGCCGTTTGGCATGAGTTCAAATC